GGGAAATACCGCCTACGTAAGCGGTTGTGTTGCATCAACAAGAGCATCGATCTGAGCTTCCGAGAGCGCACGCTTGTAGATCCGGAAGTCGTCTATCTCGACCTCCTCGGGTGTCAACGCCTGCTCCGGGGACCCACTGTGGTAGGCGGCCCCGATGACAAGGGGGTGGTCGGTCGTCTGGACCGTCCCGCAGCCAGTCCGATTCGTGTACCCCGGGGTCGGAGTCGTCGCTCCATCCTTGATGTAGACCGTCAGAGTCCCGCCTGCAGCAGTCGTGATGACCATCGACGCATGGATCCACTTGTCCTCGTCGTCGACGTTGTCGGCCCCGCCGAACGTGACCAACGCCGAATGGATCGTTCCGTCGTTCTCGATGAATACGAAATTGAAGCCTCCAGCCGGCGGGTCGTTGTAAAACAGGTAGACCGAGCGATTGGTGTACGGCGACCCAGAGTCGAAATCAGTGGCCGACCAGAATATCTGATTGGCTTTCGCGACAGCGCCGCCGGCCGGGAGCTTGATCCAGAGACAGATAGTCCATTCCTCGGCACCGACCGGTAACAGGTTCTTCCGCAGTGCAAGAGCATTCGAGATGGTCAAGTGCTCAATCGTCACGTCGCTCACACCATCGGTCGTCTTGACGGCATTGGAGAACTGCCCAGTCGTTGACACACAATCGTTATTGTCCGTGAAGTCCGTGGCGCTCCCAAAGCGAGCAGCCCTGGCCACCGGAGAGACCCCAGTAGACGGCTCGTTCATGTTCCAGTAGCCGACCAGGCTCGCGAGGTCGGTGTCCGTGTTGAACACAACGTAGGCGACGTCAGCCCCATCCTGATCCAGGATCCCGATCGTGTTGAGCGGGGCCTCGCTCGTGTCCCCGTGCCGGAATTCGAGCTCGTCATTTATCGAAAATGACTCGCCGGACAGAGATGCCAGAGCTGTCCACGCCCCGTTATTGATGCGGTACTGGACACCCGTGATTGACGTCCCCATCGTGAGATCGTGCGTCACTGCTCCGGCGACGATGTAGGTCCGCGAGACCGGCCCGTTGGCGAAAACCGTCCCAAGATTCGTCAGGCCCACGAGAACGGCGCTGGTGGGAGAGCTCAGGTAAGCCATTGGCACCCTAGCCTCGTATACCACCGAATCGACTGTGTGACGCACCAGGACAGAAACCGAGAGCCCGTCAGAGCCAGGGATCTCGCCATTGAGTATGGACAGCACGTCAGCCCGCACGAGCACTCCCGCGCGCCCGTTGATCCATCCACCCTGCCCGGCGACCAAGGCCAGTCCATCACCATCGACCACGACAGCCGAGAGTTGGCTTTCGTGGTCGTGCTTCGCCTGGAAACCGGCATCCAGGTTCGCCGCGTCGTCCGATAATGAGATGACCTCGTCCTCGGTCTCCCAGTCGCGACGGTCCCACTCGACGTCAATTCCGGTGGTGTCCCCGCCCGGGTTCGTGATCGTCGCATCCAGATCTGGAGCAGACTCGAACCGAACCGCGTCCACGAGGAGCTGGAACGGCGGGTAGGGGCGCAAGTAGCGGTTATCCATCTGGAGCGAGAAGGTGACCGCCGCCGCCTCGAGCAGCTCGGCGTCCCGCGATACCGTGCGAATCTGAGCCTCGACGAAGCGCCCAGCCGCTATTGGGGTGTCACTCAGGCCACCGGAGACGTACAGCAGGTACACCAGCACGCTCGAGGCATGGTCAGCAGGCACCGAATCGAGCATGCCTCGGTAGGCCGTCGTGAAGCTGAACAGCGACCCTCCGTCGTCGACATAGTCCGTAACCCCAATGAACTCGTCGCCGATCATGATCATGTTCGCGAGCTCGCGTCCGATCTCGGCAGCCGACGCCCCGTCCTGGTCGAACAGGAGCGCGATCAGCGACTTCGAATCGGGGGACCCGGAGAACTGGATGGTGGTCGTCGGGTTGGCGTCTCCAGCCGCCAGGCTGACGTTCAGGGAGCCGATGAGGAACAGCCCAGGCGAGAACCCGTCCTGGACGTAGGTCCCACCAGGTGGGCTCACAGTGTTGTTCCGCTGGAAGAATTTCAGGGCCGTCTCGCCAGCCTGAGCCCGGGCACCATAGAAGATCCGGTCCGCGACCCCTATCAGAAGCGGGTCCACGTCGCGATCGATGATCGCCTTCGGAGCCTCGAACACGAGCTGCTGGTTCGTCGGGATCGCTTCCACACCTTGAGACGGGAGCGTCCAAAGCGGGGCCGGCGGCACGCCAAAGAAGCCAACCTCGAGCGAGAAGATGTCCTGAGAGACGCCGAGTGTCATATTCCCGCCGATCTCCCCGAAATCGACCCGAGTCAGGCGTATCGGGAGATCGATGATGCCAAGGGATTCGTCTGTCCATCGGATGACCTGAGCCGGCTGTGCATCCCAGAACTCGCGGGTGACGATGATTGTCGCCTTGGCTAGCGGAAACGAGTAGAAGCGCAGGTCGCGCGCAGCCAGATCATTGGCAAGCACAGCACTCTTGCAACCTGGGTAATTGATCGTAGACGAGATGACCTTGCCCTGCTGCATCCGTTGATTGGCCAGGTTGTCAGATCTGGCGAACGTCGAGAAGTATTCGCGGGCTCGATCGACGAACGAGATCCGGATCTGATTCGTGGTCCCGTCCCACGTCTGCCTCGCGAACTCCCGCACCACCACCTTGTTTTCGATGTTGATCCCGTTGAGCTCTGAGAGCCGAGGGCCGCCGTAGACCGTCCCTCCCGGGACCTCGTTGATGAGAGTCTCCGACACCCGGACAGTCGTGGACGTCGTTGCAGCCACCGTCTTGCGGCCGTTGTTCTGACTGTTGTCCATGCCGTCAGCCCAAATCGACTGTCCTACAGCGAACGAAAAACCTCCGCCCGGGACGGTGTACGTATCGCCACCGGTGACCTCTGAAATCGTGTGGTTCACCGTATAGTCGAGTCGAGCTAGCTTGATCTTGTAGAGCCCAGTCCGGCGATCGAAGTAGAGCACGCCGTTGATCTGCCGCTGCACCAAGGTGAGCAACTCGCGAATCGAAAGGTGACGCTCGAACTGGATCGAGAAGCCGTTCCCCTCAGTGTGCAGCGTATCAGCGGCCTCCGAGAAGTTGGCCAAGTCCACCAGTGTCGAGGAGCGTCCCATGCCCCAGATGTCGTCCCGGATAGCCTCATAGATGATCTCCATCGGATTCAAGTCGTTTGAATCAACGATGTGCTCGCCAGTGGTGTAGTCCCCATTCTGAGCCACGGCAGAAGCGTCCGTGAACAGCCGTGACGGGAACCTCGAGACCTCGAACCCGAAGGGCTTGATGGCAGTCGTGTTTCCAATCCATCCACCTTCGAATACGTAGTGGGCAGTCCCTCGCTGGCCAGAGATCGGCGTCTGAAACGTGTCTAGATAGGTGCTCGCGACCTGGGTCTGCGAACCGGGGAAGAACTCAACCGAACTGACGACCCCGCCGGATCCGAAGTCGTTACCCCCGAGGATCCCGGGTTCGTTGATCTGTGTGTCGGCTGCGCCGATCGGCTTGTCGCCAATAAAGACGTTTTGAAGCGTCACGTCTGCAGCAGCACCGCCACTACAGATCGCCATGTCAATGCCGACAAAGTAGCGGAACCCCGTGGTGATACTCTTCTTCGACCACAGGCCCACCTTGATCTTCTCGCGAATCGGTATCTGGCGGAAGTCACCCCACCAGGTGACGTTCGGGCCCGAGACCTTCACTTGCCCAAAGATGAGAGGTACAGGACGTCCCTCAATCGCCGTCGGAAAGTTGAAGTCTCCCTCTCCGGCAGGCTTCGCGTTCTCAATATCCGGCTTTGGCCTGAGAAGCTCCGACAGGACCAGGGACACACCAGAGATGATGAGCCCGACGATCAACATCGTCACGAAATCGGCATTGACGATCCCAGCGTCGTCTTTGGTATTCCACCGGTAGAGACCGAACCCGATGGCAAACAGATAGCTGCAGAGGACCAGGACAGGGTTTCGCATCAGTCCAGCCCTTCGAACGGGTTCTTGGTCGGCACGTATGGGAACCCCGTGTGGTTCACCGTGTTGCTGTACACGAGATCGCAGTCCTCATCGATGATGTGGTTGCACCCAGGGAGGATCCGCACCGTCGCAGCTGCAGGGCTGTCCAGGAACGGCAGATCGACCGTCATGATTCGTCCGGACTGGACAACGATCGACCGGAACTCATTTAGATGCTCGATGAATCCTCCGAGCCAGTAGCCAGCCACCTCCGTCGAGAGCTGCCCAGAGTCGATCGTCACGACACGGTCAACAACAGTCGCCACAGTCACGTTCTCATCGAATGCTGGTTCTGAGATCGTGCAGCGGTCGTCGTACAGATTGTTGTTACATTGCCCCTGAAACGTGTCGCGAGGAATGACCTTGCTGCTTGCACTCGTGATCGGCCGGCAAGCAAGGTTTGCTTTCCGCAAGTCATCCACGAAACCAACTGTCGAGACCGAACCCTGAAAGACGAAGATCGCCTCCGCCGAAGGGTCCGGAACATGGAGCTGGCGGATCGTAATCTCGGGAAATTCGCCGGGGATGATCCCGATGTACAGCCTGGCGAAAACGTTGTTTCCGGGCAGCTCGATATTGACCTGCCCGTCCTTCGAATCGATCGTCGAGATGATCCGGGACCGCTCGATTGGCGTCGCGGTGTAGACCTGCGTCTGAAAGGTGAAGTCCTTCTCGGCATTCGTGTACCGAAACTTCGTGAGCCCGAGTGAGAACTCGTAGAGCTCAAGCGGTGCCCCTGAATCGACGCTCTCCTCATACTGCTCGAAGCTCATAGGTCACCCTCCAGCACCGAGACTACAGGAAATGTGCTCATCGACTTGCCAGCAGAATCCAGATGGCGAATCATGATCCTGTCCGTATC